ATCGTTTGTTCTGCTTTTCACAAGGTTAGGATCAAGATAGTTTATGATCCTAATCAAGTTGATTCTAATGAATATAATACCAATTATCTTAAAGTGATTGATATTGCTGATGAGCAAGATGTTACTGTGGAGGTTGGTGTTGGACAACCTGAGACTTTGATGAAGCATGCTGAACCTGGAATTGATTTGGTGACAAACATGTATAATACAACCCCCTTGACATATAATGATCAGTTGGGAAATGGTGTGTTGAGCGTGTTTGTTGTAAATGAACTTACATCTCCCAATAGTACAGCTGCCAATGACATTGAAATAAACGTATATGTTTCAATGGGTGATGACTTTGAAGTATTTGTACCACATCCACATTTTCAAAACTTCGTTTTTAAACCACAGAGTGGAGTTGAACTAAGACCCCAATCTGGTATGGAAGACAGGAACACGTCCACTGTTCCTGAGTCAGAACATACTGACGAGCCGAATGCTCCCATACAAAAGAAGTCTGAGAATATAGCCGTTCCAAGTTATACGTTACCAGTGACAAATCTCATGTTTACAGGCGAATCTATACGTAGTTTTCGCACAATGCTTAAGAGATACAATCGTTGGATGACTTTTGGTCCAGGCAACATTGGTAATGCTTGTTTCGTGAATTTAGAAGCGAAAGCGTTTCCTGCTCTAAGAGGAAATGTTGCTGGTGCTATACATTCAACAGCTGCCGCTGCCCCCTATAATTTTGTTAACACCGTGTTACTACATTGGTTGACATATATGTTTAGTGGTTGGCGAGGCGGTATTCGCTACAAAGTCATACCTAAACGTGGTGTACAGTATTGCGACATCACAGCTTCGAGACATTCTGCTAATGGTGGTGCCTTCTCTCTTTCATCTGGTTCATATTCTGCTATTGCACTTAGTTCGTCGTCAGAGATAGCTGCTTCCACCGTTTTGCAAGGAAGTACTCGGGATAAGGAACAGACAGGCCATGAGGGTCTTGCGTTTACTACATCCAAAGTAAATCCTGTGTTGGAATTCGAAGTGCCATGGTACTCTCGTTACAGATTTGCTCCGGGAAAGACACAGAATTGGTCAACTGGGACTGATGATTTTTGTCAGTTCTATTCGGTTTTTATTAACCAGATTTTTGACCGACCTGATTTGGCCTCTACCGTTGGCTGCTATGATCTTTTTGTAGCCGCTGGTGAAGACTTTCAGGTTTTCTTGTATACTGGTCTACCTCGGATGTATTACGAACCAGTGCCACCAGCCCCACTAGC